CAGCATTGGAAAAGGTTGTATAAATCTTCTTCCAATCTTCTGTTGCAAATATATTGGTTTGACGTGTATTAGTTGCCATTGGTACTCTCTATCACATATTATTTATTTGAAAAATTAACTGCGTATATTAAAGCACATATAGTTTTTGAGTGCTGTTATCAAATAGAACATTAAGTGCTGCAAGTTTATTATCAGTAGCAAATTGTAGTTGAAAGTTTAAAATTAAACCACGACCATCTGGACTTTCTTGCACAATAGTTTGACTTACCACATTAAATCTAGGATCATAAGCAATAATTTGATCAATATCTTGTTTAATCTCTGCTTTTAATGCAGGTGTTAGTGGGTCAAACAATCGGTTCCAAATAATACAACCAAAGTTTGGGTTATGTAATTTTTCACCTTTACGAATTTGTAGGTGATTAAGCAAGTCCTGAACAATGAGATCATTGTCAGTGATCCCAAATGGTCCAAATGTTCTATTAACTGATGAATAACCTTTGTAAAGTGCCATGTTAATATTTACCTATCATTAGCAACTGCCTGCACTTGGGCCAGTTGCAGCACTGCCTTGTGGAGTATCACTGCCACCCTTTGCACCGCCACTGCCTGGTTCAGGTGTGGTTCCAGTAATAGAATCTTGACGATCACGACTAGTTGTAGGCGATACGGGTGGTGTTGGTGCCGCAGCAGAATCGGTTGCTGTTGGAGAATATGGATCGGCATAACCTCCACCAAATGTTCCTTCACCAGTTCTTGGGTCACCGCTAGCAGTAACTGGAGTGGCTGGATTTACAGTTGATGGGTTAAATGGGTGATCAGGGTTTAGGTATCCTGTAGCAGCATCTGGGCTACTGATACTTTGTGCTTGTACAGGTGCAGTCTCTGGTCCAAGTTGTGTATATTCAACATCACGGTTTGGCACGCCACCATCATATGTTGCACCAGGTTCAAAAGTAGTGCTATTTGTTGATACCGCAGTTCCTGCTGGCGCTCTGTAATCTGCAACTGCATCTGGAACAATAGTACCACTTGATGCCACAGATGTATTATAATCTTGGATTGTCTTAAGTCCTTCAGGAGTATAATTTGAAGCAATTTCGCTTGGAGTCAATCCGCTTGCAGTTAAATCATTAATTGTGCTTGGTTGAATAACAATACTATTACCAGCACTATCTTTACCTACATATACGGTTTGACCAGTATTTTGATAAGTTACTTGTTCTAATCCAGGTATTTGTGGGTTTGAATTTTTGTTAGAGTAATTTGCACCGTAACTTGTGATTGCATCGCCAGTGCTTGCCAATCCACGACCATACTGACCACTTATTGTAGTATCAGCAGGCAATGGATCACCAGTGCTTACTGCTGCATAATATCCATTAGATGCATTTTGTTTTTCTTGTAATATTGCACTTGCGGTTCCTGTTGCATCGCCTGGTTCTTTATCAAGCAGCGGATTTGTAGCAATAATAGTATCACGTTGATTTTGTGCCGTTACCAAACTATCATTTGCTGCAACAGCATCGTTCTTGAAAGCAACAGTTCGTGGATCATTTGCACCAAATGTTTGTAGCGCACTGTTATACTTGGCATTTGCAGACTCAGAAGTAGCCTGTGCAATAGCAACGCTTGTTTGCGCTGCATCCACACGTTGATTAGGTGTTGGACCAGGCGTTGCAATATCTGTAGTTTGTGCTTGTGTTCCAACATATTGTGCACGCAACTCAGCACGCTGTTGAGGATCAAGTGAACCGTAATTTACATTCAAGTCTGCTGGACGAGCAATAGGCAGCGGAATCTTGCCTGGATTTGCAGCATCAACCTTGGAAGTTGCATCAACAAAAGTTCCGCCACTTGCCAATATCTTTTCTGCTTGTTGACGGCTTGCAGCCTGATTAGGATCAACTTCTACAAAGCCAAAACTACCTTGCTGCCCACTAGTTGGATTTTGAGAATTACCACGCAATGCATCATTTAATATATTACCAACTGCATTGCCAGCAACACCAATAGCACGGTTAATAAGATTATTTTTAACATTGTCTACAATATTGCCAAGTAAACTGCCACCACCTCGTTGTAGCGTAGGACTATTAGGTGATACAAATCCGCTTGAATTTGAACCATTGTTCCAAGGCGCATTTGGCGCAATGTTTTGTGTAAATGCGCTTGGCGTTAATCCTACACTTTCTGCACAACCTGCGACCACTTGGTCATAGGTATAGATTATTCTGCCTTGAATATGGCGGATAACAACAGTAACCCAACTTATTCTTGTTTGTGGATCAGCAAGATACACATAATCCGTTGGGTTTATACCACTATTGTTTTGAACAAATCTAGCAAAATTTACAACTTCATTTGAAGTTAAGTCTTTACTTTGCAGATAATTTGCAATCAATTGTATGGCAGTAATAGGAGTAGCAGTTGCATAACTATCAAAAAGTGCGATCAGTGCAGCAATACCATCTTCTGGTTTAGTATAAACTGCAAGACCATTAGCAAAACCAACCGCAAACTTATCGCTAGAACTATATTGTAGGTTACCTGGATTGTTTTGTAATTCGCCAGCACTGTAATTTTGGTTAGTAAACTGTCCACTTACATTATGTCCAATGTCCAATGCGCCACCACTACCATGTGTAATATTTTGTAATAGGCTCTGAGTTGCAAAGTTTGCAATTGTTGCTACTGGATTTTGTACCTGTGGAATATATTGTGCAAATGTGCTACTTTGACCAGCCGCACTGCCTTGCATGCCATTGTTATAAGTGGTTGGCAAAATATTGTTTGTCATTGGTCCATAACCACTAGGAATATCACTGCTGCCATAATTATTTGTAGCACCATATGGTCCACTGCTTGTACTTAAACCTTGTGCAACACCATAACTTGGTTGTGCTTGCGGATTTGCTACGCCACCGCTTGTTGAAGGAGAATTTTCCGTAGCACCTCTAGTGAAAGAATTTAATGTTTGGTTAGGACCAGGTCCGCCGCCTTTTGGGGTACTGCGGTTAAATGGTTCATGCGTTGGCATATTCTTTGGAGGTGTCGCACCGCCTGCTTCCATTGCAGGTGTAGCACCAACAGTGTTTAGCGTTATACATAGCGCACGAGCATCAAGGTGTCCATTACTCTTAAACTGCAAGCAAGTATCGCCGGTAAGATAAGTGCTTTTACCTTTTAGATGTAGACTCATTGCACCAGTCACTTTTGTGCTTCCGCTGCCTTTTAGGTTTAGGTCTTTGCCTTCAATATTAACATTGGTATCGCTTTTTATATTAATATCTTGCTTGGCATGCATACTAATGCCGCCCTCCGTTTCTAAGTTGAAACCAGCCTTGGCAGTTATATTCATAGTACTTTGACCAAATACATTGATATCGCCCTGCGATGTCATCTCAATCCATGCCGTGCCTTTGCTATTAATAACATAAATGAAATCCTTAGTATCATTCATTAGGATCATGTGACCGGCAGCAGTTCTAAAACGCATCTGCGCATTATTGCCTTTATAATCACCGTCGTCCATTACAAAAGTATGACCACCTTTACGACCAGCAACACCCAACACGGGGTCTTCTTTTAACGGTTGACCTGGCGTACTAATACCAAATACACTGCTTGGTGTTTCACGAAATGCCGAACTAGTGCCTGGTCCACGGTCTGGGTCTTTTAAAATGCCTTGTGCGGTCCATGTTGCTTCTTGGTCTTTGTGAACCAATCGTGGTGATTTAGCAAACCCAGTTAGGTCGCCACTTGCTCCGCTTTGTGCTGCAAATGGGTCAACATATAAATCAACAACTGGTGCTGGTGATTTTCCATCAAGTGATGCAGAGATGCCAGGCACCATGTGTAAAGAAGGCCATTGTGGAACACAACCAATCCAATAACCACGTGCAGGATCGCCGTTAACAAATATACAAATAACATCTACGCCAACATCAGGTGGAACAAACCACATACCATAACTGTGCGGCGAACCATCGTATCCACTGCCACTTTGGTTAGGTGTTACTCCATAAAAGGGTGTGCTATACGCAACACTACGCCAACTGCGGTCATCATTTGGATCACCGCCAAGTTCAGGAATCCATACTTGCAATCGTCCACTGCGCAGAATATCTGTATTTGCCTTTACTGTACCAATAAAAGGACCAGGCGCAATTTGTACACCATCTGCCTTGGCATGGTCATACATCTTTGCCGTTTTACTACTGCCTTGTCGGTTTAATGGGTCAGCCATAGTTTATTCCTTTATTAGTGTCCTACATCTTCCGTAGGCGATGCTTTAGGGTTAGTTCTGAACTGAGTAGCACTTGCGCCACTCGAATCTTGTGGAACATATGAATATGTTCCTTTTACTGGATCATATATTTTTTTAGTTGTAGTATCTTGCACACTGCCTACATTTTTAAGTGTATTCATCTGTACAACATCTGGATTTGCTGGCGGATTTGGAATAGTAGTGCTATCTGGTGATGCAGTTCCAGCAGTTGCTGGTTCTGCTCTAGGAGCATTGCCAGCATTATCACTTGCGGTAGGGGCTGAATTATTAACCTTATCGGCTCTTGCAGCAGGTGCCTTTGGTGCTGTTTGATTACGAACACGAACATTGTTTAATTTTTGTGTAAATTTTCCGCCACTAAAATTACTCTTAACACTTATAACCTGATAAATTCCACTGAATTGACTATATTTTCCACCACTATTAAACAATCCACTCGTGTCATCATAATCAGTGTTTGGTGTTGCAAAATAAAAATTAAAATAAACAGGGTTACTAAAGTTCACGCTGCCGCTACCTAAGAAACTTCCATCAGGCAATATAGGTCCAAATAGTGGAACATCTTGTGAAATCCAATCTGGATCACCAATAATAGTCAAATCAAGGGAAATCATATCGCCTGCATTATCAAACAGTTTTTCCATGAAATCTTGTGCAACAATTTGTTTTTCTGTTGCGGTTGTATCGCCAGTGTTTTGTTGGTTGGCAATACCAGTAGTATGGAAATAACGTGGCTTGAAAAATCTGTTGTCAGTATATCCATTGTAAACAGCAACTTGAGAATCGCCGCTATCCTGAATATTATCTTTACTATCTTTAGTATATCTGGTACTTACACCATTTTTTACTTCAAAGAACGCCATTTGATAATCTATGTTTACATCAAGAACATCACGATTATTGCCACTATAGATATACTCATATAGTTTTACAATTTCACTTTTTTTTACCTGTTGCTGACCAAAATTAGGTGAGTCTTGTCCACGAATAACATATGGAACTATATTATATGTAATTGTGCGTTGATAGAAATTAGTTCCTTTATCTAGGGGACCAAATTTTATAGTAGGATTAATTTTCCACCAATTTACAGGTGAATCAACATTTGCTTGTTTTGATACTTGTCCAGTAACATAACTGCTAACTTTAATTACACTATTAATAAAATCAGTAATTTTAGTACCAGCCTGAGCACGAAATGTTTTTTTACTAAAGTCAGCGATAAGACTACCTACTTTACCTTTGTCTTTTAACTGTTGTGTTTTACCATCATTTTTTTCACCCGTTGTACTACCAACACTGCGTTCACTAAATGCCTGTGGGTCAACAATAGTTGCATTTAAGATATCTTTGTGAAATTTAAATTTATACTCATTTGCCAGATACTGACCTTTGTTAATCGGTGCAGCAGCATTATCTTGATCTACTGCTCTGCGACCTTTTTCATCTTGGAACTTTGTTTTATCAATTTCATTTTTGTTCAATGCTAATTGTAGACCTTTTGTCACAATGATATCAGCACCTTTTTTGGCTAAATTGCTTTGTCCATTTAGTGATGTAGTTACGGTTTCGCTTCCACTTCTATCACGATTGGCAACTTGCGAAGATGATGTTCCGCTAAACTCAGTAGCATCAAACAATTCTAAAATAGTGCTTGCCTGTGTTTCAACATGAAATGGAATTGTATTGTCAATACCACTGTTAGCAAGTAAATTGGTAGGAATAACCGTACAACTATAAATTGTTCCACTGCTTGTTATTTTAAAACGCATATTCAAGAAAGTAAAAGGAATATATTTTGTAGTGTTTTTAATCTTTTGTGGTCTACCCATGTCATCATAGCCCAAGAACTCAATGACCATCATAAAGAATAGTGTATCCCAAGAAGCATTTGTGCCAGGATTAAAATTTTGATTAATTTTATAACAGTTTTCTAAGAAGTTTGTCGTATAAGGTTCTATAATATCGAACTTCATTGTGATAACATCTGTGCCTCGTGTTCGTTGATTAGGAGTTACGATACTTTCCATTTCAATATTGTCTATTGTAAGGTCTGTAGGAAAATAACTTTTATCTCCACTACTTGCACCACGCCCACCATCACTAAGAACAAAAATGGCTCCGTTAAGCAAGGTAGTACCAGGATCACTATTTGGATCAAGTTCAACCATTTTATTAATAGTGCTTACAGGTACAGCATATATGGACATCTTATAAGTTGAATTAGTATAAGCATGTAATTTGTTACTTGTATCGCCATATGTGGGACTGCTACCACCATTACCGCTGCCACTACCGCTGCCACTAGCACCGCTTGTAGAATCATTGGTTGCAGGTCCGCTACTTGTAACACGAGCGGTTCCACTATTTGGACCACTGTTAAAACTATCTGCGCCGCCCTTTGGCGCAACGTCATTGTTTGCAGTTGGTGTTTGATCACTTGAAATACTACTTGATGGTTTACCAATCGTGTCAACATTTTGTGGTGGATTGCCACTTGGATTATCTTCGCTCACGCCATTATTAGGACTTGTGTTGGGTGTGTTTGGTGCAACAACGGTTGCATCCACGGGTATTTGGCTTGTTCCACGAGGATCAACTGTAGGAGCCACCGCAGTTCCTACACTTGTATTATTTGTTTGCGCACTGTTAGTCTCACTGCTTGCTTCATTTCGTGCTGCCGCACTAACTCTGCTTGTTTGTGTAGTAACAGTTTCAGCAGTAGTTGCTGCTTGGCTTGCGGCAGCAGATTCTGCACTTGCTATTGCAATTGGATTGCTTTCACTAGATGAAATAACGGTTCCATTTTGACGATCACGATTATCTGCAGCAGTGATTACTGCCTCACTGTTAGTAGGCGGCGTTGGAACTATAACAGGATTGCCTTGATTTGCAGTAACAATAGGTTGTGTGGTTGCAGTGACAGTAGCCGATGCAACATCTTCACGTGCGGTTTGCGCAGCATAGGCAGAACTTAATGCAGAATCAAATACGTTTTGATTACTTGTTGAGAGTGCAGCGGCGTACTGTTGTGCGGTTAGATTTGTACGTGGGGTGTTAATTAACTGTCCACTACCAGCACCAGTGTTGTTAGATATGATTGTATCATATGGTCCAATATCTTGTGGTAGCGCAAATATAGTATCAAAGCCACCAGTTGTTCCATTTCTTACCGCAACTTCAAGATCAGGATAATTGCCACTTGTTACAATTGCATATGCTTTTGCTTCATACTCGCCACCAAGTACTATACCCGTTTGTGCAAGTTGTTGGTTATACCATGTTTTTAATTGAGCATTGGCAGCAGTAAGTTGTTCTTGGGGCGTAAGTGTTGTTGGCACATTATACTCCTAGTGCAACTTGTAGCGTACTCT